GGAGTAGTGAGATACAACAGGGTAAGCTCAATATTAACCAACACAGACGGAGTGAAAGACTTTACAGACCTAACCATAAACGGAGGTACAGTCAATATTGACCTTGAGGAAGACGAGTACCCGGTAACCGGCATTGTTGATCCTATGGGCGGAGGTGGGAGCTCATGAATTTAGAGAATTTTCCTACCAGCCCAGCAGCCAAGAGAATGCTGAAGACCGTATCCCCGATTTATGACAATGCCTATGTGGCCAAGTGGATATTCCAGGTCATGGGCCTGGAGATTGACGAGGCCTGGCAGTTTATCGAAGAGCTCCGGCTTCAGGCATTTCCGGAGACAGCCACCTGGGGGATAGAATACTGGGAGCAACGATACCATATCGCTCCCGATGAAAGCCTTTCCCTTGAGGAACGCAGACAGCGAGTAATCATAAAACGAGGGAAACGATCACCAATGAACCCGGCAAGAATTGAACGGATCGTAAGGGACGTAACAGGCAGAGAGGACATAGTAACCGAAGACAACGGAACGTACACCTTCCACATTTCCATTCTTCCGGGAGAATCAACAGTGGACTACCAGGAGCTGATAAACACAGTAAGAAGCGTCAAGCCTTCGCACCTTTCATTCACAGTGCTCTTCCAGACCGATATATCAATGAAAATCCAGGTGGACAACCAGGCTCACACGTTCGAATATCCACTGACAGGAACCATCCCGGATATTAACACAGTGGGAGGTATAGAGCACGGTTCAATACTGCCAAGCATTTCAGCAAATGGCTCGGTTTTTGATTATCAGTTTTGCGGCGAAGGAGAACGCGACCTATAGAAAGGAGGAAAGCCATGGGACTGTTAACAGCTGCAGCGATTGAAGGGTACAAAGAGTACACCAGGAAAACAATCGCATATGCCAGGTACAAAGCAGGCGGCAACTATTACAACGCTAAAATCTCTTCTGTTTCCGTCCTTCAGGATGGCAGATTGGCGGTCGATTTCTTAATCGATCATACGGTACCAGGGGATATCAATGTGACGGAGGTTCAACTTTACGACACAAAGAATAATCTCTGGCTTTCAAAACCAGAAAGCCTGATCCGAAAGGATGTGCAGGAAGGGATTTTATACAGGTTCACATTCATAATTCAGGAAGGGTAGGTGAGAAAGCATGCATAATCAAACCGAATGGAAAGACCATGTCACCCAGTTTCCGAACCGAAGGGTAATAACGGAGAACGGCGACGGCACGGTCAATGTAGAAAAAGCGCAAGGAGAAGTGATCCAGCAAGGAACTCCTCAAAGCGCGACCAATTTCAACAACCAGGAGAACGGGATCCAGGACGCACATACGGCCTTTCAGGTATTCCTGCATTATTTTATGCAGTTTGACCGCTGGATCAGGCAGAAGGTAGCGGACTTTGCGGCTGAATTTCTCAATGAAATCCAGGAAGTCACCCTCACAAATACACTGACATTCCCGTTCAACGACAGCACCCAGACCGTGAGTTTAGGAACAGCGAGGAAGACCCTAAACTACGACGTGAGCTGGGAATTAATCAGCGCAAACGGCAATGTGGGGGACATTACCGTGTTTGATAAGCAGCTGAACGGCTTCAAAATAGCCTTTGATGGCAGCGCCACAAGCGTAACCCTAAAATTAAGGATTAAAGGAGGAATGCTCGTATGAGTATGCAGGTAATCGAGAAGAATGAAGGCCCGAAAATTGCCTACGAAGAAAACGGGACAAAGGTAACACTAGGAGACGACGAGCTGATGATCAATGTCGCCAAATACCAAAGGGACTGGCCGGTGCATATTGATATTTGCAGCAATAGAGACAAGCAGCTGGTTATAGGCACAGGAGAAGGCCTATACTACGTGGCACAGCTTGATATCCCGGAAATCAAATACACAGAACCGGAGAACGAAGAGGAAACTCCAGAGCCACTACCAATAGACATGAAGGATGTCGTTTTGACGCTTTGGAGCCTTGAAAACCCGGTACCAGCAGAAATATAAAGGAGGACTGACAGATGGCGAATTTTGATTTAGTAAAATTAGCACTCAAGGCGACATGCCCAGGGAATGACATTATACTGGACGACAAAGGACTACCCAGCGTAATGGTTCGCATTCCAAAATTCAAGATTTCAGACGTTATCGATGGCGGGAGCGACAGCACACATCCCGCTTTTATTGTGAATGGCGTCGAAGTTCCAGAAATTTATATTTCCAAATTTCAGAACGTGGTCCACAACGGAAGAGCATACAGCTTGCCGGGAGAGGACCCGAGGACAAGCATCACCTTTGATACAGCAAGGCAAGCCTGTGAAGCAAAGGGCCCAGGCTGGCATCTCATGACGCATGCGGAATGGGCGGCCATTGCTCTGTGGTGCCGAAAGAACAACCTCATGCCTAAAGGGAATAACAACTATGGTAAAGATACGAGCGAGAGCACATATATAGCAATTCCAAACCCAAACCACCAAGATGAAGGTAGAACGTCAAGGGTACTCACTGGCACAGGACCTGTTACCTGGAGTCACAACGGCGAACTGAATGGCATATGGGACTTAAACGGAAATGTATGGGAATGGTGCGGAGGTTACCGTACATTAGGTGGTGAAATTCATATACTTCCGAACAACAACGCTGCAGATCCTAACAACAGTCAGGCATCAGGAAGCACACTCTGGAGAGCTATTCTCGAAGACGGATCTTTAACAGATCCAGGTGACGATGGAACTTTGAAATGGGACTATGTGGGCAGCACAATAACACTTTGTAAAACCATAACAAACCAGGCAGATGCATCGAGAAGCACGGAGTTTAAAAACCTTGGCAAAGCTGCAGAAGTCAGCGCTGTTCCTGAAATTCTCAAGGCGCTTGCACTTTACCCAGCGGACAATGGCGATCATGGCGGAGATTACTTCTACATGAACAACGGAGCAGGACTTGAAAGGCTCGCGTGTCGCGGCGGCCGCTGGGGCATCGGCGCCGGCGCCGGTGTCTTCTACCTGGGCGGCGACTTCTCCCGTTCGGGCTCCTACACGTTCCTCGGGTTCCGCTCCGCTTTTATTCCGGGAATCTGATATCTGAAACCCTGAATATCTGGTTTAGGGAGCCGCAAGGCTCCCTTCTGATTTATTATCACGGAGGGATTGAATGGAAGAGCTGAAGATACTGCAGAAAACTTATGACATGATCAAATACGGAAACCAGTGCCTTCTGCAATTCCCAAGAGCAGAGCGATATGCACTCGCGGCGGAGATTAAGCAAAGCATGTATAAAATTTTGAGGCTGATCATCCAAGCAAACAAGCAGCGGAACAAAAGACAGCTTCAGATGGAAATAGATACGGAATTGGACGTGTTGAGGACATTTATCAGACTTGCAGCCGATAAAGAGACCAAATACCTACCACTCCGGAAGTATGAGATTTGGAGCAAACAGCTGAATGAAATCGGCAAAATGCTTGGAGGCTGGATAAAGGCCACAAATTAAATAAACACCGGGGATAGGTCGTTTAATCTGAGGGGGCTCGCGTATCGCGGCGGCAACTGGAACAACGGCGCCAACGCCGGTGTCTTCTACCTGAACGGCAACAACTCCCGTTCGAACTCCAACACGAACATCGGGTTCCGCTCCGCTCTGCCCCCATACGTCAGAAGCCTGGCGCTCAAGTGGCACCAGGACGGTACAGGGGGACAAAGGGATCTATCTCCGTGCCTTTAGAGATAGTGAAGGCAAAAGATTAAATTGCCGGGAAGGCGACCGGTAGGAAACGAAAGCCGTCACGCTCGGCGTAAAGAGAGGAGGACATAAGTGGGAACAATACGCAATATTTATCCTCAAATTT